CAACTAATTGAGAAATCCCCTCATCAGTCAAAAATAGACTTGAGATTATTTCAGGGTAATCAGAGTTTTCAAATCCGTTCAATCCCGCCGCCGCTCTTACATCATAGTAATCAATGCGGTGCTTATGTAACAAATCAGGCTCACTACTTATAAGCTGTTTATCAAGACCGCCATTTTCCACAATATCATCATCACGGTCGCCTGTGCCAGTGCTTAACCAAGCAACACTAACTCCAAGAGCAGAGGCAAGTTTCGCTATATGTATTGTATTTCCGCCATTCTCAATCTTAGTGATTGAATTCTGACTAATTCCAACTAGATCCCCAAGTTCCTTTTGAGTAATACCAAGCTCCATTCGTCTAGCTTTTACACGTTCGCCTAGAGTTTTCATTTTTGCACTCCTGTTGTTTGTTGAGGATTGTGTGGAGTTTAAAACTAAAGTTTTAGAAAATCAAACAACTTTTTGTGTTTTAGCTATTTACAAATAAAAACTAAAGCTATAAAATATAGCCATAAGTTAAATTAAACAAAACAGAGGGCTATTGATGAACAAAGCAATTTTGAAAGCTATCAAGATTTTCAAATCTCAACAAGCATTAGCCGCAGCCTGTGGAGTTAGTCAGAACGCTGTTAGTAAATGGCTTAATGGTGGCTCAATCTCTTTGGAAAATGCTTTAAAAATCGAAAAAGCAACCAATGGAAAGGTAAAAGCGGAAATGTTTTCAAAAGAGTTTTCTAGTTTATTAGCTAGAAATTAGGCGACAAAAAAAAGCCTCTGCGGGAACAGAGGCTTTGATTAAGTCGTATGTAATAACCTTTATCAGTCGGAGGACATCAAAAGATGTCTAAATTATCACCTAAATTGAACGAAAACGCAAACGAAAAGGAAAGTGAATCGCAAAATTTAATGATTTTAAAAGCATTATTAAATGGCGAGCGATTAACGCAACTTGAGGCATACACTCGTTTTAACTGCACACGCCTTGGCGCACGCATTTATGACATCAAAAATATGAAATATACCGTATTGGATAGATGGGTTGTTGTTCCAAGTGGAAAGAGAGTTAAAGAATACAGATTGGTGATTTGATATGAAAAATATTGCATGCAAAGAGCTTACTTTATTGGGGGCGGATCATGAATAGCAGATTTATTCCAAACTCTTTCATTATTCCTAATTCTGTTGTTGATGAATTAATGGCTGAAATGAGTGGCGTAGAGCTTAAATGCTACTTATTCGTTGTTCGTAAAACTAAAGGCTGGAATAAGGAATACGATGCAATCTCTTTAACTCAATTTATCAAGTTTACTGGAGCTGGTAAAACTTCCGTGGTTGATGCGTTAAAAAATCTTGTTGAGTTAGGGCTTTTAGTTAAAAAAACAGGAGTAAGAAATACATCCGTTTACGCAATCAACTCGTTCGGAAATCAGACTAGTTCGGAAAGTGAACTAGTTCAGAAAGCGAACAGCACTAGTTCGGAAAGTGAACTAGTGACTAGTTCAGAAAGTGAACATACAAAATACAACAATATAAATACCACTACTAAAAATAAAAATAATAATACACGCACTGCAAAAACAAACGTAAAAGAGCTGCTTGCTGAATATGGTGTTACAGGTCAGCTTGCTGATGAATTTATTGCCCATCGTAAATTCAGAAAAGCACCAATCACTAAAAGAGTGATGGTTTTAATTGCTAACAATGCTCGCATAGCTGGAATTGAAACCTCTTTTGCGATTGAAATTATCTTGGCGAAAGGTTCGTGGATTTCGTTTGATGCAACTTGGAATTGGCAAACAACGGCAGCATCATTGCGCAACGAAAAATCAACAACAAATAAATCTGATGCTCACAATGGTTTAAAAGATAAAGAGCTTGGAGAAACAATAGTTCCAACTTGGGCTTTAGACGGTGAAAGCGAGGTGTAATCATGGATAAAAGAGAATTACAAGAAAAGCTAATCAGTCTTAAATCAGAGTATAAAAACGCAATCAACGGATTGCCAGTGGCCGAAAATCTACTACCAAGCAAACAGGTTAAGGCGCATTGTCCGAAACATGGCGAATTTACTAAGTATGTAAGAAAAGTTGAGCTTATCGGTAAATCGTTTGAAACAAGATGCCCGCACTGCATCAAAGAAGAAATTGAGTTGATCGAGCAGCAAATTAGAGATTTTGATAACGAGAAAAGACAAGCAAAAATCAAAGAGCTAAAAGATAAATCAGGTATTCCACTAAGATTTGCCTCAGCTAACTTTGATAGCTATATCGAAACCGCTCAAAATCGCTTGGCTAAAAAGATTTGCCAACGCTATGCAGATAAGTGGTTAGAGCGATTCAAATTAGGCGGTGGGTTGGTATTTTGCGGCAAACCAGGAACAGGTAAAAATCATTTAGCTTGCGCCATTGCTAATAGCGTAATCGAAAATCATCAATCCGATGTGTATCTAACCACTGTAATGCGGATTATCCGAAAAATTAAATCAACGTGGGGCAAAGATTCTGACTTGACTGAGGAAGATGCAATTAAATTTTATTGCAGTAAGAGCTTGTTAATCATTGATGAATTAGGCGTTCAGTTCGGTACAGAATCAGAAAAAATCATTTTGTTTGAAATCATCAATGAGCGATACGAGCAAATGCGGCCAACAATTCTAATTAGCAATCTGACTGAAGAAGAATTGGGCAAGTACATTGGCGACCGTATTATCGACCGAATGAAAGAGGGTCAAGGTGCAGTGATTAAATTTGATTGGGAGAGTTACAGAAAATGATGGAACAAAAATTTGATAAAGATACCTATCCAACTCCATTATCAATTTTTAATCCGCTTGATAATGAGTTCATCTTTACTTGTGATGGATGCGCCAGTGCTGAAAATGCCAAAGTGCCTGAATTTTTTATTACAAAAGAACAGGATTTTTTAACTTATCCGCTCAATGATGAAAGCGTATTTGTAAATCCTCCATATAGCAAACCATTGCCATTTATTGAAAGAGCAGTAAGCCTCTTTGAAAACAATAATTGCCTAGTCGTTATGCTGCTCCCTATCGATATATCTACAAAATGGTTCACTTTGGTTACTCAGAAAGCAACCGAAATCCGTTTTATCGTTGGTGGCCGAGTTAAATTTCTAAATGGTGAAACTGGCAAATATGTTGATGTCTGCCGTGGAAATGTAATTGCAATTTTTAATCCATATCAAAGAGCGATGAATCAAGTTATCCGACACGTTCATATTGATTCATTCAAAGATTTAGAGTGGCGTAAAAAGCAGTAAATCCACTAGACGGAACATCAGGAAGATGGGCAAAAGTAAACGTAAGCAAAAAACGGAAATTTTTGCAGTTAAATATGCCAATGGTGCGGTTGTAGCTGAAACGGATTATGACCGCAATTTACTCAAGGGGTTGCCAGTTGGAAGTGCAGTAAAAATTATACCAATTAGCAACAATCGGAATTATCAACATCATAAGAAATTTTTTGCATTGCTAGATTGTGGATTTGAGTATTGGCAGCCTGAATTTAGCGTGCTTACGCAAGCAGAAGAATGGATTGCTCAAGCGGTTGCAAAAAAGATAGCGATTGCCGCAAACGATGAAGATTTTTATCAAAGAATAACAAAGCCAATAGCGGATAGCGTGCTTGCAGATGTGCGGTTGAATCGAGAATCAAAGCTCGATTATGAGGGGATGAAAACGCTTGAATCGTATTTAGATCACGTTATGAAAAAAGCGGGCTTTTATGACATTAAGCCGGTTCAGGATGGTGGAACAATCAAAGAGAGATGGTCAATATCATTCGCCAATATGAGCCAAGAAAAGTTCAACAGTGTTTACAAAGGAGTGTATGGCGTAATTTGGAATGAAACACTATGCAACATTTATGAAAGTGAATCTGATTTAGATAACAGAATTGATCAATTAATGGCATTTGGAGGATAAGCGAATGGAATCGCTAAATTATATTCTTTTATTATTAAGTTTTGCTGCTGCGCCAGCCTCAGCGTTTGTCATTGCAGTTATTTTTCAAAATAGCATCACGAGAGCATTTTTCCAATGGACTTCTTGCGTTTGTGCAGTCGGCTCTTGGCTTTCGATAGTGATTGGATTTGGTTATTGGTTGGCTAAACATCTTGGATAAGAAACGGTATTGGTTATGAATGACAAAGAAAAATTTGAGCGCACTAAACCAGTAGTAAATGTTGGAACAATAGGACACGTTGATCATGGCAAACATATTATAGCGGCGGCAGTAGCATCAGTATTAGCAAGAATGGCTAAAGAAAATGTTGGAACAACCATGCCGAAAGTATCTTATCCGGTAGAGCGATTTAACAAAAGATCGGTGTATTCAAGAGGAAAATAAAATGGCTAATTTACGCAAGGAGGCGAAAGGGCGTGAATGCCAGGTGAGAATTCCTGGTATTTGCACAGGCGAAAACGAAACAGTGGTATTGGCGCACTATACAAGCTCTTGGCTTAGAGGCATGGGAAGTAAGCCGCATGATATTTTTGGAGCTTATTGTTGTGCAGCTTGCCATAACGCAATCGATGGGAGAGTAAGAACAAGTTATTCCCGAGAGCAATTAAGACTTATGCACGCTGAGGGAGTATTAAGAACAATCAACATTTTACTCAAGGAGGGGAAAATATGTCTGATTGGTTAGAAGTTGCATTACCTTATCCGCCGTCAGTTAATCATTATTGGCGGCATACACGAAACGGACGGCATTATATCAGCGAGGCCGGCAGAAAATTTAAAACGGAGGCTTTGAGAATTTTACAACAATTTGATCCATTTACAGGTTCAGTGGCGATTTGCCTTGATGTGTACTATCCCGATAACCGAAACCGTGATCCCGATAATATAAACAAAGGGCTTTTCGATAGTTTAGTCGCCTCAGGATTAATACAAGACGACAACAACAAAGTGATAAAAGATTTTCGCAGCAAAAATTGCGGAATTAAAAAAGGCGGAATGGTTGTAGTAAAAATTAGAGGGCTTGAAAATGAGTAAATCAATCGAATTGTTAGTTAAATTACATAATCCAAAATGCGTTAGCGTTGAAACCGCCGGTCGTGGTTGCGTTGCATTACTTTATAAAGAGCAAATTATTTGTGCTTTTGCTCAAGCTGAAAATAAATATATGCTTGGCTATCATTTACTGATGAGCAAATACCGCCAAGAAAAATCCTCAAGAGAATTTGTTGATAGTTATGTTGATGCGTGGTGTGAAGAGTTTGGCCATCCTAAACACGCCTCAGAGGCCTTAAAATATGTTGTTGATATGGTATGTGATTTGCCTTTGCCTAGTCAGTTAAGACATATTAAAGCGTTAAGAAAACGCTATTTACGCTCACAATATGCGCATTTATCAGCCTTAGATAGAGCAAATAAAATAGCTGAAGAAAATGGATTATCCGCTAATAGCGTTGAGGCTCGTCAGTTGAGAATTAGAGAATTAAACGATTTGCGTAAATCCAATACTTGCCCTCGCTGCCGTGGCACAGGTGAAGTCGGTAGAGTGCAAAAACATAAATGCCCTGAATGTGATGGAACAGGCAAATTAAAAGCGACAATTTACCATTTAATGAAATCCATTGATTGCACTGAGGCTTATTTTAAACGCTATCTTTTAGCTTTAGTGGTGGACTTTGAGCGCCATTGTTATGATGAAATGAATTGTGCTGAAGATGTAATTAAACAATATTTGAAAAAGGAATTACAATAATGAGCCAATTTAGAACAACGGATGCGGAACAGAAAATTCATAAAGCGGTTAAAATGTTTATTGAGTTAGTTCTTGATTCCAAAGATGAATTGAAAGTCGATGGTATTCAATTCGGAATTGATTTTGTTGGGATGAGAAGTGAATCAACTGCCGATATTTTTATAGCGTTTATCATCAAAAAAGGCGATAAGGAGTTTGGATATACCCATACATTATCAGCAAGAGAAATAGATATTTTAAGGCCAGAGATACTGGCGAGAGTAATGAAATATAGAGCTAAATCAGCTATTGAAAAAATAAAAGAACAACTTGTCAAAAGTGTGAAGTAGATCACGGTTTGGTAAAAATTAAGCTCCTATAATTAGTCAGATTAGTTATGGGAGTTTTTTTATGAAAAAATTTTCAGTTGTTTTTGCCGCACTTGTGCTTTGTGGTTGTCAATCAGGTGCGCCGTCTTATTATCAGTTAGATTCATACGAATCCATCGTTAAAGAAATGGATTCTATTGTTGCAACAAAACTATGGATTCCAACCAATATCAGAAACGTTGAAACCGTAAATGATCGCGCTTATGGAAACGTGAAATTAGCATCTGATTTTTACTACAATAAACAAGCAACAAGTAAAAAAGATGTATTTAACGTATTGATAAGAGCTGATGTAACGGCTAATGGTGAGTTATTTGGCCGCAATCTATCATTTAGCGAGTTAGATTGTAATGATGCAAGAAATGGCACTGTAAAATTAATATTGCAAAGTATTCCAAGCATAGATGGAAATAAACCAGTTGCCTCAAAAATGACGTCGCTAAAACAGGACGGAGTATTTAATGTGAAAGGTAGAGCATTCTCGCCTGGTGAAGTTTATGAGGAAATTAATAAATACATTACAGAGCAGGATGCCAATAAATCAGTAGACTATGAAATGTATAAACTATCTAATGAGTTTAGAAATATTGTTTGCTCAAATAATTAATAAAGCCTTTTATGAACAGTGCTTTTTAGCTAACGTGAACAGTGCGAATATTAGATATTTATTGACTTTTTGCTAATTTTGCACTAATATTCAGAAAAATGACCGAGGTGTATTTATACATCTCGGTTTTTTTTTATTAATCGTGGGGTAG